GGCTCACCGCCGACCATCACCCGGCGTGACAAAGATGCCTGCTGCCGCAGGTTCTCCCGCAGCCATCGCACCCAGCGGCCGGTGACCGCCGTCGACACGCCGAGACGAACCGCAGTCTCCGCAGTCGTCACGGTGCCGGTAGCGGCCACCTGGCCGATCAGGTCATCGAACAGCCTGACCAGATCGCAGCTGTCCCGGTCGGATCTCCGGGGTACTGCGGCCAGGAAAGACCGCGCCTGGCTGATCCACTCGGCCGTATCCATCCCGGACAGGTCGTCCTCGGTGCCGCCGAACACGTCTGTCCAGGAAGGGCCGCCCTCTTCTGAGGAGACCGGCTTGTCGATGACGAACATCTCCCGCTGGTGCTGCCTGCCCAGTTTGTCCCGCTGCCCTTTGACGTACAGGGTTACCTGTGCCGTCAGGAACGTGCGGAACTTAGCCGGGATCTGCTTGCCGTTGTAGCTGAACGTCTTAGCCGAATCGAACATGCCTACCACGTCACGCTCAATCAGCCGGGTCATGATTTCCATGGCCACGTCTTCCACATCCTGCGACTGGATCGACGGAGTGTTGGCGACGATCTTCCTCACATAACCGTAGTAGAGCCTGAACAGATCGTCCGGCCCTGACGGAACCGCATCTTCGCGCATGGAGCCGCCACCTCTTTCCCACCTATGTCATTCGCTAGTCAGGCAACTGTCGCTTGCCCCGCGATGGTATTTCCGTGACCGTGATCTGGCACGGAACGAACGGCAGCAGCTCAAGCGCCAGCGCCGTCGCCTTCTCATCGTCCGGCGCAGCCAGGCCGAACGTCATGCCCGCGCCTGCGTGCGAGAGTGCCTCAACCTGCCAGCAGGGCATCATCCCTCCCCTCTTGTACGGGAGGCAGCCACGCCCCCTCGCTGGCCATACGGGCGCTGCGGTACCTCGACGATAGAGCGCGGGAACATCTCCGCCGCGTTCCTGATGGTGATCCAGCCGAAAGAGACCCGGCTGGGGTCATTGCCCCGCCATATATCAGCCCCGGTCTTCTGGTCTACCTCCTGGAGGATGTAGCCGTGCGTGCCCTTATTGCCGAACGGGGTCCGGAACACCTTGCCGTTCAGGATCCAGAACTCGCCCTGCTTGACGGAGATGTCGGCGGTGTCGTAGGTCAGCTCAGTGCACACCCGCCAGCGGCGCAATCCGAACCACTCAACCATCCGCTGCTCACGGGAAGCGCGCAGCGCCCTGCTCCTGGAGGACTCATACTGAGCCGACTTTACTTCTTGCTCGCTTGGCTGATCAGCCATCATTCCTCCAAAATGTCGGGCGGGGTGGCCCACCGGCCCGCCTGCACTGCCCGACGCCGGTCGGCCTCGTCAACAGCTGCCTGCCTGCGATCATCCCGCTCGCCGGCCCTGTCGCCGTCCCGCCAGCGGATGAACTCATCCTCCGGGTCCAGGGCCTGCTTCGGACGCGTGGCGTACAGCTCTTTGTACTTCCTGCAGTACCTGGTGTGCTCGCGCACGAGCCTGCTGTCCCTATGGGACAACCCGCAACCAGGGCAGCGACCGATCACGTCACGTCTACCCACGCCATGCAGATCCGCAGAGCATGGGTGTAACTCTCAGCAGCGAAAATCTCGCGGCGGAACTCGGTTTGCTCATCCACATATCCGGCACGGCGGAGTCCCTTAGTGATCTCAGCCATAACCGATCCGATGTTACCGTCTACCCTGGTAGACAGGTGAACCTTAATATCCGGATGCCGGCACTGTGCACTTTGCAACATCAACACCTCCTGCCAGGCACTGTACGCTTACTTACTGACGGTTGTCAACTAGGAAGTTCTCGCGGAGGAATCACGGCCTCCAGCCAGGCTCGGCAGGCGCGTACATGACGGCACGCGCCCCGGTGGTACCGGAACCCGGGACAGGGGCCGTTGGCAGAGGTGCACGATATCCCGGACTCGTGCACCACCACGGACCAGACGGTCTTCCCGTCAGAGGACAAGACGGGGATGGTGACTCGCTGCCGCACCTGCCTGAGCGGGATAGTGGACCTCACCGCAGCGCCTCCCGCAGACCGGCCACCAAGACAGGACTCCCTAGTCCTGCCCGGACAGGACCGATATCACCTCCGAGGCCGGCGTCTTCATCGCCAGCACGTCCGACTCCAGTACCACCAGCGGACGGTCGTTCCCAGCCGACCTCAGCCGCCACGCCCTCAGCCGTGGCTCCGGCTTGGTGTGCGTCATCTTGTGCACAGCCTGCCTGCTGATTCCCAGCATGTCCGCCGCCAGCGAGATCGTTATCAGGTTCGGCACCTCTGGCAGCTCGCCAGAAGCTGGCCGCTGCGGCAACTCGATTCCTATTTTTCTCATTTTCGCTCATTTCCTTTCCTCCATCAGCAATGGTAGCATAGCCAGTTTACAACCGTCAAGCCACTCCCCTGCATTATCCTGCGAGGTCACCAGCGGCAGGACGCCGAAGCAGGCCGCCAGCGGCACAGCCAGACGCGGCTCGAACTGATCGATCTCCCAGGCAGGACCGTACATCCGGCCGCACCACTTCTTCAGTGCCTCGGCCAGGGATGCGGTATCCGGCGGGACAGGGTGCTGCAGCTCCTCCCACCGCTCCCGCCAGTCCGGCGGGGTGATCCCGGCCATCTTGCACATGCGCTCCGCCGCCTCAGCGCGCTTGCAGTCCCAGAACTCGGCCATCAGGCTGACCGGCGTCCAGCTTTTCAGGCAGGCGAAGCAATACGCGTGATTCGTGTCCTCGTACATGCGGAAGGACCTGTCCACTCCGCCATCCGAGTGCGCGACCTCGCCGAAGGGGCACCGGGTCTTGCGCGTGCCGTCGCCATCGCAGACATCCATGCCGGCCCACTGGCAGGCCGCTGCTATCGAGATCCTCGCGTTGGCTATCTCAATCAGGCTGCCGGAGGCAGGCACAGCAGCTCCCGCAGGCGAATCTCAATGGCTTCCTGCACCGAACTGGTCCGGGCGAACACCGTGGTGACATTCATCTTCAGCATGATTCTCTTGAGCGCTTCCCTGGCCCTGTCGTTCATCCCGTACCCGGCGGTGACCGTCTCGCTCATCAGGATCAGCGCGATGTCGGCCAGCAGCTCATCGTCCATCAGAATTCCAGCTCTCCGGGACTGCGGTCCCTGCCGGGAGCGTGCCATCGGCCTTTTTCATTCTGAATCAGGCCAGCCTCCGAAGGAGGACGGCACTTGCCGCCGCGCTTGGCCCAGCCAGACCAGTACCCGTCGAACCCGCTGGCGGACGTGAACACATTGCCGCAGCACCGGCATCCTGAGGTCTTGGACCCTGACCCGAGAGGGGTGTTAAGCTCCATCATCTGCCTCCCATCAGCACGCTGCCGTAATCCGCCCCGGGTGCCAGCATCCGGCCGCCCTGGGATGATTCCTCTGCCTTGAAGAACGAGGTCGCGTAGTCGACCGTCAGCGGGATCATGGCTCCGCGAGCACCGTCCCTGTTCTTCATCAGCTCGCCCTTGACCAGGGTCGCGCGGGGATTCTCGATCTTGACCGGCTCCAGCATCGTGAAGATCACGTCCGGGGTGTTCGCTGCCTCCTGGGAGGAAGCCAGGTCAACGCCCTGGTAGCTGCCGTCCTTGAGAGCGCGCTCACGGCCCGAGCGGTTAACCTGCCACGGGCTGATGACGGGTACCCCGAGACCGCCGTTGAAGGTGGCGGCGATGCCCTTGGCGTCCTTGACCAGCTGAGCCGTCTCCTCATGAGACGCGTCGCGTTTCTGGTCGGCGCGCAGCAGGCCGAGGTAGTCGATCACCACCAGGTGCACCTCGAAGAGATGACCGATCCTGAGCAGGCGCGAGTTGAGCTGGCCGAGCGTCGCGCCGAACGGCAGCTGCGCCACATAGCACTTGCCGTACGCCTGGTTGCCGGTGAAGTCCCCGAGCACTTCCTGGTACTGCGCGATCTCGGGGCCGCTCAGCAGCCCGGACCTGATCCGGGCACTGTCGATCCCGTCCGGGATGTCCATCTCGTACTGCGGGTGCCGGGAGTGCCGGGAGATCACCTTGTTGATCACCTGGTGCCGCAGGGTCTCCGACGTGAACACCACGACGTTCCGGCCCTGCATGACGCAGGCATTCCAGATAGCGGACACGCAGAGGCTTGTTTTTCCGCAGCTGGTGTACCCGGCGATCATGGCGAACTCGCCGTTCTGGAGACCGCCGCTGAGCAGGTTGTCCAGCGGCTCGATGCCCAGGGCGACCCCTGCCCGGCCGCCTCCTCGCTTGACGCGCTCAGCCGTGGCAGCGTAGCGGCTGAAGATCTGATCCTTCTCCTGCCGGATGTCGCCTTCCGGGGCCTCGGCCTGGTTCAGCTCGGCATCGATCTCGGCGAACTTCTCCAGGATGAACTGGCGGGCTGCCTGGGCACCGACGATCTTGCCGCCATTGGGCGTCTCCGTGCCGCGCGTGAGGATCTCGTACGAACCGGACAGTGCCTCGCCCGTCGCCTGCTCGTCGGCCTGATCGCGCAGCCGCTCAACGGCCCACTTGAACTCGCCCTCGCTGACCTGCATGGCCACGGCGGCGTCGTACGTCTCCAGGTACAGGGCGACGGTGCCGGCCTGCGCTCGCTGGCTCTCCAGGAACGCTTCCAGTGCCTGGCGCGTCACCACCTCGCCCGTCATGTCCATGTAGTTGCCCAGGAACACGAACAGCTGCGGCAGCACCTGGCCGGAGAAGTGCTTGGCGCGCAGCTTCCGTGCCGCCACCTCCAGGCAGCCGGCATGGTCAGGAAGAATGCCCCCGAGGATCGTCATCCCGGGATCCTGGGAAGTGGTCACGCAGTCCACTCCGGGTGCTTGGTGCCCATGTGCCTGGCCAGGTTCTCGAACGTCCTCGTGCAGCACGGGCACACCCCGCCGACCACCCGGTTGCGGATCTTGGTGACCTGGCCGGCCGCCGCCGCCCTGCGCCGCTCGGCTGACCGTGCCTGATCCCTGGCCGCTGTCAGGGCCGTATTGGCGTAGTTAAGCTGCATGCGAAGCTTCTCTGCCTCGGACTTGCCGAAGGTGAGGGAATGCCCGTTCGGGCAGTAGAAGGTACGCCCGTCCGCACGCCTTTCCCGGTCGAAATCCTCCGGCACCCCGAACGTGATGCCGCAGTTAGGGCAGGGACTGGTGACAATGACGAGCTGCGTACTGGTCTTCATCATCCGTCCTCGTGGACCCGGAACACCATGAGCTGGTCGGACGGCTCGAATGTCCTGGTCTCGCCGAACACGTTGATCAGGCTGCGCTGCACGCTTACTGCCACGCGACGGCCGGTTATCTGCTGGTAGACCGTGTTCTCGAAGGACTCGTCTACCTTGCCGAAATCCACCACCATGTCCCCTGGCTGCACCTGATCGGCGGACAGGTAGGCCCAGGTCTTGCCGTGCTTCCCGATGCTGATCGATTCCCGGCTGAACGGGGCTGGGATGGCTCTCCGCATGCTGGGAGTCATGGACAGCGCGTCCGGCCCGCCGGGGATGACGCCGTTCGGCAGCCGGGGCATGCCGGGAGGCAGCGGCTTGAGGCCCTCCATGTGGACGGGCGCGGCGGCGCGCTTGGCTCGCTCTTCCAGGATCTGGGCGCTCAGCTCCGCTTGCGCGTGCAGCTTCCTCGTCGCGCCGCGATCGAGCACCGCCTCTATCGGGGTGACTACCGTGCCGTCATCACGCACGCCCGGCTCCGCATCCGCAACCGGCCGTGCGTTAGGATCCCACTTGGTCATAGTCCCATCTCCCGTGTCGCTGCCTGAATTCCGCCCGGCCACACACCTGGAATAGCCAGGTCTCCCTGCTCGATCTTGGGGGCTGCCCTGACGTCCTTCAGCACTCCCTCACGAGAGATTACCGACAGCCCGCAGTGCCGGCACTTGCCCTGCTTCCAGGTGAACGAGAACTTGCCGGCCAGCACCTGCTCGTACTCAACGACAACGCCATCCGCCAGGCGCTGCTGAGCCTGCTGAGGAGAGACAGCCTCCAGCGCCGTGCCATTCCAGTACACCCAGATCTCCGGGCTGGTCAGCGTCATGTCCTCCAGCCGCACCGCGCGGGTACGGCCCTTCACCGCCGGGCACTCGTGCCGGAAGAACCTTACCTGGGGAGAGCACTCCGCACTGGCGGGGAAGAGGGCCCAGGCGGCAGCGAACACCGACTCGGCACCGTCACGGAACCACCGGCCGGCGCACTTCTCGATTTCAGTCAGCGCCACCATCAGCCTCCCTGAGAGAGGCGTACTGCCCATGCAGTCAGATCATGCGCAAACTGCTCAGCAGGAACAGTGGCAGGCACCATGATGGCCCAGCAGCTGCCCCCGCAGTCACTGTCGTCGCATCCAGGGTCGGGGTTCCGGTACACGGAACCCGCCGGAGCTGGCGGAAACCCTGGCGGCTGTGCACTGATGTTAGCTACAGTGCCGTCAGGATTGGTGACCTGATATCGCACACTCAATGCCATGCCTATCGCTCCTTAGCTGCCCTGGCCAGTACCTGGTGCACGGCCAGCACGCCCTGCTGCTGCAAGGCCGTCACTTCGCCTGCCTCCATGCCCAGTACCTCCGCTGCCTGCTTGGCCGTCAGCCCGTTGTAGAAGGTCAGCACCAGGCTGAACTGCACCGGCAGCGGAAGATCCTGCATAACTGATACTGCCGTCCCCAGCAGGTCGTCCACCACCGCGTTCGACTCGGTGTCCGCTGCCGCCTGGACATCGTGCTCTGCCGGATCGAAGCCCACCGGACGCCGGGCCATGGCCGCCAGCGTCTGGTTAACCTCCTGCTCGGTCATCCCGGTGGACTCGGCCATCTGCTTCTGCGTCTGGCCCTGATCCTGGCCCGCGTCGCGCAAGGCTCGCGATCTGTCCCGCACCGTCCGGGATACCCAGTCCAGCGAGCGCATGTAGTCGAGGATGCTGCCATTCATCCGGCGCATGCAGTAGGTGGTGAAGTACCGGGTCGTCAGCGGATCAAAATCGTTCTTGAGGCAGTAGGCGGGCCAGCGGGCATGTGCCTCCACCAGCCCGCGATTAGCCAGGCTGACTAGCTCATCGAACTCAAGGACGTACGGAGCGGAGTGCCAGTGCCTCCATGCGACAACCCGCGCCTGAGAGATGAGCTGTTCCATCAGCTCCTCGATCGGCGGGTCAAGGTTGTCGGACATAAAGCTATGATACCGCGCAGCTTGGAAAGTCGGCATGGGCTGGGAAGGCGGGGCTGGGAATGGAAAGTCGGAGCGGCCGGGAAAGGCGGGGAAGGGGATGGCAAGTCGGAGCGGCCAGGGAAGGCAGGGAAGGGGTAGTCGGAATGGCCGGGGGCGGAGTGGGATGGCAAGTCGGACAGGTTTGGATAGATAAGGAACGTCGGCCAGGGACGGCACGGGCTGG